TCAGGCTATCAGGGGACCGTATTTGCTTTTCAATTTGTCGGTTTTAGTGGCCGTTGCGCTGAACTGCGCAGCCTGCCCGCTGGCCCCCGTATTGGGGTGAGTATGTGACGCGGCAGTCTCTGCCAGTTCCCTCACCACGTCCAAGGTGTCGGTGAGTAGTGTCAGGACGTTAATCTCTTCGCTTCCCAGTTTTACCACCGGGGCAATCAGCTGTTGCGCCTGGGCCACGCTTCGGCGGATGCCGCTGATTTTTTCAGTCAGTGCGCCGCTGACGTTTGACGTGACATTCCCTTTAACGTCGTCTGTAACATTGCCCGCGACGTCCCGTTTCACGTTCCGGCCAACACTGACGGAATTGTCCTTGCTGCAGGTTACTGTCAGGTTGCCGGATGTGCCGACGCTGTAATCCCCCTCGCTGATATGAACGACCGCCCCGGCCAGAAGTGTGGCCGTGCCAAGCACGGTTGTTTTATCCGTTGCCTGGACCGTAGTTTCACGGACAACCACTTTGCGGATCTCTTCGTCGGTGGTGACTTCGCGAATCATGGAGTTTTCGCGGATTGTCTGGTCTGTCTGGCGTTCCCAGTCTCCGGCAACCGTCACGCGCTGAGATACACCATCGCGCTGTTGCTGCAACTGCTCGCCGGGTTTAACTGCTGGCAGGTTATGACCCTCCGCCATAATCTGGCGCACAAATGGCTTATCCTGCCGCCCCTCCGCGAATCCTACTTCAACCAGCGTGCCAGGGGGCGGAAACTGAAACATTCCCGACTCACTGCCCGCCATTGGTACAGGTAGTGGAACGGCAGAATAAACCGGCGTATTTGCGGCAGGCTTGCCGTCTTCGTCAAGCAGCTGGAGATCCACGGCATAGCGCGGGCGGAATGGATCGGCAATATTTCCCCGTGAAACATCCTCGCTTGGTGCTTCCACCCTGGCGAACTTTGGAAGATGCAGGCCGCTTGCCAGCTCCGGGAATGCGTTTTCAATCTGCCGCTGAATCGGTGATTTTTGCAACGGCTGGCCGTTGGCTTTGTTGCGGGGCTGCCAGGTGATTGCCATATCGTCGTTATTTAGCCGGACCTGGTTCAACCGCTGGCCGTTCACCTCAGCACCAGGGCGCAGGCTCTGAATCATCGGCACAACCATTGAATTGCCGCCTGCCGATGCCTGGCTAAATTCGTGCGGGATCTCTACTGGTTTACCCGCAAAAAGACTATGCTCCGCAGCGCCGACGAAGACATCCCCGTCCGGCAGCTGATACCAAAGATAATCCGTCACTGTAAATGCGCGGCCCAGACTGGCAAGAAGCTGATAGCCCGTGCCGCTATGCGTAAAGTGGGGGATCGGTTTATCTGCATAAGCAGCGCCGACCGGCGTTGTGACGGTCAGCCCGCTTTGCTCACTTATCCAGTCAGTAATCTGGCGAAGCGTTGGATGCTGGAAAGAACACGGCCACAATTTATCAAAGATGCCGACAAGCTCACGCACGAACAACCGGCATGTTCCATTATCAGCAGGCTGTGACCGTTCGACATACCCGGTAAACCAGCGCAGGACCAGACCATCATAGCCAACATCGATACGCACCATTTTGCCAGTGTAATCTGTCTCTGTCCCCGCAGTAATAAACCCCCGACCGCACGCGTTCAGCTCCAGCACGATATTGCAGTCAATCAGATGGACCGGATCAGTGGAAAGGTACAGGCGTTTAATTGGTTTCATCGTTTAATTACCCCAGCGCATCGTTGACCGGCTTTAAGACCTTTTCTTCAAACCAGCTCATTTTGTCGGCTGGCTCATCAGCACCGGCAGCCGAACCCGCGCCCTTTGACCCCGTTTGCTTCGTGCTGGCCGTCGCGTTACCTTTTCTGGCCTGTCGTTTTTCCGGGACGCTGCCTTTTTCACGCAGGGTGAAACTTACCTGCCAGGCAAGACGATCCTCCTGCGGTACGGCATCAATCTGACCGGTGAACGTGGCTTCACGAAGATTAATAGCCGTTGCCGTCGCATTGGCGACGCGGTACTTTTTCAGTGCTCCGCTGGCTTCGGTTGCGGATGCCAACTGGAAAAGCCGCTGTAAAACGGCTTCGTCGTCGAATGTCACCAGACCCGACACACGCAACTCTTTGGCCTTGATACCCTGTTCAGCATTGGCCGTGCTCGATGTCTGGCCCGACTGGTCCTTTTCCTGAAACTGCATGGAAGGTGAAACCAGCATGTTCTGCATGGCGATCCCTTCACCATCAAGCGCGAGTAATGCGGTCTGGCTCATGTAGCATCTTCCCTAAGTCAGATAACGAATCCCCGATAAACATCATCGCGGCGGTATGCACTGCCGTTGTTTGCGGGATGCCTTTCAACAATTCAGCGGCAGCAACGGCATAACTCCCGCTGTAACTGAATGAAAAAATATTCGCACTGGCGGCTTTCAAGTCTTCCAGTCCCTGGCTGAGTGAGGACAGCAAACCGGCCCGTTCCTGAATAAATCCCGTAATCTGATTTTTTAGATCTGTTGTGGTAGTACTGACTGCGGCGGCCAGCTGCGCGGCGGCAACACGCTGGGCATTCAGCGCCAGCCGGTTGGTTGAGACTGATAACGGCGCACTGGCAGGCAATACATCGTCTTTAACCGGCAACTGCATTTTTACCGTGCTGAGTTCTGCGGCGGCGGCTGCCATGCGGCTTACCTGCGTAAATGCGGGGGCCGGAAATACGGTGGACAGTTTATTCAGCCCCTGCATAAAAGCATCATGGGTATTCTCCGCCACCATCATGACGATAACATCACCGCGACCGCCAGCGAATAACAGCTTTTTAGCAAGGTATCCCATCGCATTGGCCGGACTGAGATAACCGCCTGAATCCGTGTTCTGTCCCAGCCCGTAAACCCAGGGATGCGCTGGCACAATGGAACAGGCCAGCGCCACCATATCGTCAGCAATCTTTACAACCGATTCACGCCACATCGCCCGGAACCTCCGGCCAGTTAATATCTGGCGCATCGGCAGGATTAATACGATTGATCAGAACGCGGTGTTTTCTCCACTCCAGCAAAAGCGCCGCTTCCGAATCTGTCGCAATACCCAAATCAACAGCATCCTGTAGCGGTCCAATCTTTGATGCAGCCAGCGTCAGAAGACCTTCTTTTTGCTGCGTCGCCTGAGTAACCTGCGCCACTTTTTCCGCCTCCGTGTCGTGTACCCATTTTTTCCCGTCCCATTTCACAAAATGGCCTTCGGGCGCAATGGAAACAACATCATCAGGTAGTGCGCCTAGCTGGTTAATTGTGATGGCTTCCCCCGTTTTGATGTTGTAGACAACTTTCCCTCGATGGTCTTCAACAAGTGACCATTTTTCTGACTCAGAATTAAATACAGCGACGAATCCATCCTTCGCTGCTGGCGGTGCAATATCTGTACTGTACGCGGGCAATCCTGTATTTGCCGGAATATATGCATCACCTGCCCCAATAAATTCGTTTGTATCTGAACGCAGATTGAAAATTTTAATTGTCTGCGCTTTGCTGCTCATTTTAAAAGTCATTATGCCAGCCTCACAATATAGTTAAACGCGATATTCTTCACTGTGGTTTCCGCATTACCGTCTGCGTCCACAATAACGACGTGTCCGTGTGGACCTATATACATCGTGTGCTCGTGTCCTCCGATATAAACTGTATGCGCATGGTCGCCAGCGGCCTGTGTCCACGCACCACCTCCAGGCTGAAATGAGGTGTGATTGGAATCTCCCCAGTATGAATTGATATAACCGCCGAACTGGTGAGTATGGTTGCCCGTGGTATTGGTCGATTTCGTACCGTAATCAAATGACGACGTGCCTTTCGTTCCCAGATCGGTATCCAGCGCCCGCGCGCCGTGGCTGTGCGATTTGTTACCGTCCATTTCCTGAGACAGTACAGCCCGCCCGCTGGCGGGCTTACCTTTGATTGTCCAGCCTCGCATGTCAGGGATGACACCGGACGGATACGCTATAGCCAGTAACGGGTAAGCAGATTTATCAAATGCTTGCCCCTGCATCAGGGCGTAACCGGCTGGAGTAGCATCAGACGGCCATGCAATCGCCGCCCCTACTGGATGCGAATCCGGTGGCGGGTTTAGTGTGGTGTAGAGCATTGCCCATTCGGACCACTCAGCCTCGGCGTTATCTCTGTGGCTGCGAATATATGCAGGCGCAGGAGCACCATTAACCCCGCTCCATCCGATCAATATCTCCCCGTCACCGGTTCCGGTCAGACGTAAAATATTCCCGTATTGTGTTGGATAGCCATTGTTGTAAACCTCGCCCATTATCAGGCCGCTATCGCTGCCTCTTGTCGCACCAGTCAGTGCCGGAAGCGCACCGCGTGATGCCAGTCTGTTCGCTGCAACAGCCGTACCGTTGGCAGGAAGTGCTCCGATATTACGCACAAATAAACTTTTGTCCGGAATGTCATCGCCGTTCTGGTCTTTAACCAGTCGCTTATCTGCGTTGTCATTAGCCGCTTTTACTGCCTTTGGCGTGGCGGCCAGCTTTTCGGAATCGCTGTCTATTGCACTGCTTAACTGCACAAATCCTTTTTCATCGGTTGATGCATCAGGGTGATTGCGCGATTTTTCATGCTCACTCAGCGCATTGCTGGCCGCCTGGCCGTTAAGCGTGCCTTTCGGGCGCAGGTCTGTGATATTTCCGGCAGCATCAATACTCGCCACCGCAAAGACATAATGCTGTACACCGCCCAGCACATAATCGGCAAGATCTGCGGCAACGGTGATTTTGCTCTGTACTGCCCATTCGCTCGTTAACGTCCCGGTCCAGCTGACATCAAGCCAGACTTTTGTCGGCTTCGCAGATGCGTTGATGTTCAGGTCTGCGGGCAATTCAGTGCGTAACCCGGCGACGTATCCCACCCCTTTTGTGACAAAGAACTGATTACCGGACTTTGCGACCAGATAACCCGAATCAAAGAATGCCGCGGCACCATACAGATCGATATTTTCGCGGCGCTGGCGTTCATCCATTGCCGAAAGGCGGGCAGTGAAATCAATCTGCCATGTCTCTGCCGGGGTGGTAATTTCTGTTGCTTCCCTGGCTCCGCTGTATTCCATCAGCATGGAACGAACCAACACGTTTCCCTGCTGGCCGTTCGCATTTTTAATTTTGCGCTGAGTCGGGGCGTGAATAATCATCGCCAGTGTGCCGGTGGCTTTATTTGCCAGCCCGATCCAGTTGAAATTATAATCGCCCACATCCGCCCCCAGCGTGACGGAATAAACGACAGAATTTTCATTCACAACGCCGGTTTTACTTACCGGCAGGCGATCAACAATTTTATCCGCTGCGGGCATTGTCTCGGTATTATCAATCGGTTTATCAGCATCCAGTCCCGGAATATACGCGAAAATAAATTCATCCAGCGTGACGGGCTGATTATTAATTGCCTGCTGGGCTTTCCACTCTGTAAATGCTTTTGTAATAACAGCCTGTGACATAGGTCTTTCCTCTACTTCAAACTTGCGCTGTATGTTGCTTCTGGCTGGTTATTCACATCACCCAGGGTGGCAGGCCAGCAAATATATTCCCCCTGATACCAGCCAATATTGATATTCAGCGGCAGGGCGGTGATCACTTCAAACTGGTAACGGCGGCATGTGCGCCCGTATTTGCGGATGATTTCCAGCAGGAGATCGCCATTTTCCGCAATCTGGCTGTTTGTCACCCGAACGACGATCACGTCCCAGTCGAGTCCGTCCTGTCGTTCCAGTAATTCAACGTAACCAATCCCCAGTCGCTCAAAAATGGCAATAAAGCCCGCCACCTCTCCAGCCTGCTGCGCATTGATAAATGCGTAATTCACCCGTTTGCGAAAGATGTCGAGCGGTTCCCCCTTAAACCGATCGATGTCGCGTTCCCAGGCAATCAGGTTTAACAGCGGTTCGGGGCAGACCAGCGGGTCAAACTGCTTTAACGGCCAGGTGATCCACCCGTACACCTGCGACCAGAACTTCACGCAGGCCCGCAGCAGCCTGGTGGGGTCGCCTTTGTTCAGCCACGACGGCAATTTCAGACCGGCAAGCAACTTTGAAAACTCAGTCATTTTCAATCTCCACCGTTAACCCTGACAGGCGCGGGACTGACAGTTCGCTGACAATATCCGTCAGTGAAAAATGCAGTGAATCGACAACCGGAAAAGCCTTGTGGATCTCGCGGCCCAGATTCGAAAAGGAATAGCGCGAATAGGGCTGCGTCTTTTTAACGTCGTAATTGGCGTTCTCGCGAAACGCGCAACGAATCAGGTCGGTAATACCGGTTTTTAACGCGCTCAGGTCTTCCGCCTCCATGTTTTCCACGCTTTTGACGTAGACCGTAACCGCCAGGGTGTGGCTGGTTTCCGGCATGGCATAACACTGCAGATCATCACCGTGTCCGTGGTGGCCCTGGGTATTCACATAGTCGTTAACCGCATCAATAAAGGGCTGTGATATTTCGCCGCTGTCCAGTAACAGGTAAGCATTTGCCGTACCCGGCCCACGCGGGGCATCGTGCAAAAAGTAAATGCGATCAACGCTCAGGCCCAGCACGCTGGCAATCATGCTGCGGTAGATAGCGTCAGAATGGTAATTGCCTACCAGATTAAACTGGTTGCGGGTGCGGTCGCGCAGCTCGTCGTCGCTTTCCTCGTTAGCCCCTGGCGTAATCAGCCATTCGTCCTCATTGACCGCACTGGCGATCCCAGCCACCGCAACGGGTAAGATCCGGTAATAGCCGGGCGCAAGGTTATAGCCGCTGCCGGTGCCGGTCGCCGTGACGGGAACCAGCCCGCTTTCAACCCCGGCTGGCAGCGTCACGTCTTCATTAACCGCCAGCACGTAAACCACGCCGTTAATACGCTCGGTTTGCACCAGGGTTCCGGCAGGCACGACGACCACATCCGCCGCGTTCAGCTTGTAGAATCGCAGCACGCCAGCGGCAGCGCTGGCCGGTTTAGGCACAATATGGACCGCCCAGGCCAGCAGGCGCAGCATGGGACCGGTGGCCGTCGCGACAAACATATTGCGCAGAACCACATCGATCAGCGCCGCCCGCAGCCATAACACCGGCGTGGTGACAATTTTCGAAATCAGCCGCCAGAAAGGTGACATTCTCGACGTATTTGTGACGAACCCTTCCGCCTGCACGGTGGCTTTAAATGCCGCCGTAATTTCGGCCTCTGTCGCGGGCATCCCGCTGTCATTCAGCACTTTTTCAAAATCAACGTCGGGTTTCTCAGTCATAGTTAACCTCTGTACCGACAGGGCCAAAATCGTAGGATTCCGCCGTGACATACAATCGCGAAAGGGTTTCTTCGGTGATCACTATGGTGCCGGGGACCAGACGTTCGTCGCTTTCTACCAGTAAGGACAGCTGCGTCAGCACGTCACCGCGCATTGTCGGGCTACGTTCACCAATCAGACGGGTGGTGATACCGCTTTCCAGAATGCTGTGAATAATGTCCTGCGTGATGCTGTCGCGGTTATCGCAACGGCGCGGCTCGTTGCCGCTGTCCAGCGTGAAATCGCCGTCAGTGATCAAAAGGTCGATGTATAACGGTTCGGTACTCATCCTGCGTTAAGCTCCTGCCATTCAGCCAGCTGGGCCGGGGTGATTCCATTGGGGGCGTTGATGTAGGTATCGCCCCACGATTTACGGTTATCCACGGCGGTTTTGCTGTCGGTTTTAACCTGACTCATCAGGCCGCCGCGTGGGATGTCTGCATTAATTCGGTTCCCCGTCAGCACGGACGGGCTGTTCAGCTTCGACGAACCTGCAGCACTGTCAGGAATGACCGCGTTTGCCGGAACGGCAGCCGCTGCCGGTGGCGAAACGGTTTTCAGGTCGATATTGACGCCGGGGATCTTGTTTAACTTCTCAACAATCCAGTTATAGGTAGACGCAAAGGTATTTTTGAGGACGTCAAAAAGTTTGCTGAATACCCCGCCGATGGTCTGCGCGAACCCTTCAAAGGTGGCAAGCGGGGAAAGACCGGCAAAGAAATCAACCACCACGGCCCAGCCGTCAGTGATGGACTGCCAGACCCGCGCAAACACCTGGCCCACCTGTTCAGCGACGGACATCACCCAGGCAAAAGCCGCCGTATTCATGATCGCTGCCGCCAGTTCTTCCCAGTGGGTGACGACGTACCAGACCCCCACGGCCAGAAGCGCCAGCCCGGCAATAATCAGGGTGATCGGACT